GCGCCCTTTGCGTTCCAATTTACCCCGATCGACGGCATATTTTTAATCCAATTTACCGGATTAATTGACCAATTTTTAAGAGTAAAACGAGGGACTTTAATTTTTGGTAATTTTAATTTCATACCGGTGAAGTACCCTTTAATTGTGTCAATGGTTCTTTTTACCACTCTTTTAGCGGTTTCAATAGGGTTCATAATTGCCGATTTAATCGCATTAAATTTAGATTTTGCGGATGAAAGCACTGCGCCGAACGCACTCGTGACGGACGACTTTAATCCAGATACGGTATTGACGACCCTTGTTCTAATGTCGTTAAATTTATTAACTATCGCTGTTTTAATTTCATTCACTTTTCCGATAATTTTGTCTTTTAAATCATTAAATTTCGTGACGGTTGCACTAACTAATTCTTTCACTTTATTAACGACTGCATTTTTAATTTCAGTAAATTTAGTTTTTATAGCAGTAAATAATTCTTTTACCTTTGCAACAATAACGTCCCAATTGCGATAAAGTAAAACCCCTGCCGCTACAAGTAAGCCCACCGCAATAACGACTAACCCGATTGGATTCATCGCGAGTGCTGTATTAAATAATAATTGGATCGCTGTGATCGCTTTTGTAATCGCCCCATATGCTGCGATTGCTCCTGTTATTGCGTAAAATGTCACAGCTCCTGCTGCTATACCAATTAGGATCGGCTCAACGATGGTCCAATGATCTTTAATCCACTTACTAGCGTCTTTTATTGCGTCAACGACTAAAATAATTGCATCCCTAATCGCGTTAAACGCTGTTTCAAATGCGTCTTTTATTGCCGGTATTTTTTCTTTTAAAACACCAGAAAATTCATTTAATTTTGGTAAAACTTCCTCACCGATTGGCAAAACTAGGCCTGTTATTAACTGCCGCTTTATACCGTCCATTCCTTCGCCGAAAGAGTCATATTTAACATCGTTAATACCCTTTAAAGCGTCTTTAGTGGTATCTATTTCGCCTGTCGTTTCAGTCAACGCTTTTATACCTTCAACACCCATATCTTCCCATTGCGTTCCAAAAAGAGCTACACCAGCTGTATTTTGTTCCACAGGATCTTTCATTTCGAAAAGAGCTTTTGTTGTCTTTTCAAAAGCTCCCTTTGCTGCGTCTCCGCCTTCTGCAAATGCTTTCGTCATATCTCCTGCGTTTAATCCTAAAAGTTCGAATCCATCCGCACTTGCCTTGCTTCCATCTATGCTTCTTATTCCAAATTCTTTCATGCTATCGCCTAGTTTATCGACGCTAAAAGTACCGCTTTCGGAACCGTTTTTGAGCATATTAAACATTTCTTCAGCGCTAAACCCTTGTGCCTTAAATGTTCCTGCGTACTCATTTATTGTATCGAGTAAATCTCCGTTTTTATCTAAACCAGACTGAGCGCCTTGGGCAATTAAATTATATGATTCTTCACCAGTTATGCCAAATTGATCCATCATCATATTCGCTGACCTTATAGACTCAGTAACGTCAAATTCAAACGTATCACGCATCATAAGCGCGTTTGTTGTTAAGTCTTCAAGTTCCTGCCCTGTCGCTCCTGTTTGCTTTGCGACTTCTTCAATCGCTTTCCCAATGTCGGCAAAGTCTTCTCCAAAATTATTGTTATAAATATTAAGCATAGTGTCTTCCATACCACTCATGCTTTCTTCGCTATAACCTGTCGCCGCTTCAATTCCGTTCAGTGATTTTGTTAAATCATCACCCATCGAAACCCCGAATGCAGCAGTTCCAGCTAATGCGGTACCTAATGCCGCCACTCCTCCGGCTGCAATCTTTCCTGCACCAATGCCTATTTCATCCACACTTTCGGAAACTTCTTCGAGAGTGTCGTTGCTTTCTCCCGCCGCATTTTCTAACTTACCAAGTTCTTGTTCTGTCTTGATAACCTCACGTTGCAATCCTCTATACTGCTCTTCACTTATTTTACCCTCTGCGAATTTCTTTTGTGCTTGTTCTTCTGCTGTTTTTAATGTGACAAGTTTTTCTTTTGTGTTAGTGATTGACTCAGCGAGTATTTTTTGCTTTTGTGCCAAAAGTTCGGTATTTTTAGGATCTAGTTTTAGTAAACGTTCAACGTCCCTTAATTCACCCTGAAGATCCCTACTTGTTTTATTGACACCCCCAAGCGCATTTTGAAGTGGACCCGTTTCTCCATTTATTTCGACCGTTATCCCTTTGATATTTTTTGAAATTGTTCTCACCACCTTTTTTTACGTGGAATTATTTTTTTCTAAACTTTTTCCTAAGTGCATCTCTTTGAGGTGAAGTTTGTTCCATCCTCCAACAATTATCTAAATATTCCCTTCCACCCTCTGTCTGCATATGATTGTATATCACAGCATCCCTTAGCAGTAACCAGTATTCAAACACTTCTAAATCTTCCAACCTTTGAAAATCATAACCTGTATACTTTGATACGGTTTTTTCTTCAATCGTATTAACTGAATAATATCCCTCATCACTAGATCCATCATCGTAATAAGGGATTTTTAGTTTTTTGCCGACTTTTCCTTACTTAACCATTCAAAATAAGCTGTTAAAATATCAGACATTTGATCTAAGTCTAACTCGTCAATTACTTCATCCGAAACAACATACTTCTTTTTATTTTTACTTAAAATCATTTGTACCGCTTCGGTTAAATCTGTAATTGCATCTTCTTCCCTCGATTTAGACAGAGAGGTGATTTTTTTTAATGCTTTTAGTTTCGGTGGTTCAACATCTAACACCAAATCACCTAATTTAATGGTAAAATATCTCCTGTTTACTTCGTTTAAATCAAACATTTTAACCTCCAAAAAAAATAGGCGAACAAGTCGCCCTTATATTTTTATCCTGCTACTACTGGAATATCTTCCTCAAATATGATTTTAGTTCCTTCGCTATCCATTGGAGATGCTTTAAATTCCGTATCCACAATTGTTTCTTTATCCTTCAGGAATTGGAAACTAAATCCAGCTTGGTTGTTACCTACGATCGTAACTCGGATATCGCCGTCAAGTTCATCCTTGTGGACGAAACGAATAACATATTGTTTACCGTCTTGCATCCCTACGCCACCGATTTTCACTATTCTTTTACCTAGTACCACATCTTCAGTTACTCTAGCCGTTGCACAAAGTTTTTGTAATGTATTGCCGTTCCAAGTCATAACTCCACTTTTAAGCATAACTTCTTCATCAGTTAAAACCGTTTTACTTACTAATCCTAGATCGTCTTTAGCCTCGTAAAAACTAGGTTTATATTCTAAAGTTGCACCACCCTGGATTAACCCTAGTAGGTTTGTTTCGATTTCCAAGAGTAGATCAGTCGGGATTTCTCCGCCTTCAAATACATCAATATATAATTTCCCACTGCCTAATACAATTTTTTCGCCCTCTATTGCCATTTTATATTACCTCCTAAAATTTTTCTGTTAAAGTAAAATCAAACACTGTTTCAAACATCATTTCTGTGTCAATCCACAAACGATCTTTAATATAATTTATTGCTTTTTCATTCAATAAAGTTTCTATTAAACTTTCAGAAGTTCTATCAATGTTCACTGAATAAAATTCAATACTTATATCTCTGGTCGCGATAGAATTTTTATTATCAGCACCGCTAATTTCGTTATATTCTGTAAAAATAACATAGGGGAAAGGGGGCGGCTTTAAAACGCGTTCTTCAAACACTTTTAAATTTGTAGTTTCTAACCAAGTTTTAATTTCAAGCATTTTCAGCCGCCTCCTTCGCTAATTCTTCCATTCTTTTTATAGCTAATTGTTCCCCGTAAATAATGTGCGGATAGGCTCTTGTCCTTCCGCCACCACGTTTAGCATGTCCTTTTTCTAGTAAATGTGTAAGCCTATGATCGCCGCCACCCACATGCCACGTTTTACCTTTGTTAAATCTACCCTCGTGAGTTTTTTTAATTTTAAAAGAACTAACATATTGTCCAGTTCCTTCAAACGTGACATTTCTTTTAATTTCTTTATTTACTTCCTTTGCCACCACATCAACTGCTTTTTTTACGCCATCCGTGACACCTTCACTATAATTTTCCAACTCTTTGAGTATCATATCGGCTAAGTTATCAATGTTTGTACTCATACTCTAGCCTTGTCCAACGTCAAGTCGATGCACATGGGATTAGTATCGTAAATTTCTTGTACCATCTTGACACCATATATCACGCTATCAATTTCGACAAAATCATAATTGTTGATGCCTGGTAGTTGAGGGATGCGGATTACCTTTTCAATATTAATCTGTCTAGCAGATGCTTCAAAGTACCGTTTAAATCCTAGTACGCGATTGCTAAATCCTAGACTAGTATATTTGTTTGGTAATCGTTCACCCTCGTAACCAGTAGTGTAAATATTACACACACCATCATTAAAGCTTATAAATTCTACGTCGGTTTTTATTTTCACGCGATCACCGCCGCATCTATAGCT